TGGTTTTGTGACATTTTGCCGGATTGCAGCAGCTTTTGCACTTCTGCTTTTGGGTCGCCTTGAAAGTTTGCACGGAACTGCTGGAACTGCTGCATCAGCTGACCAAACTGACCCATAGGGCCGGACATGGCGGGCATACCGCCGCTCAGAACGTTAAAAAGAGGGTTTGACATAATTACTTGGCCTCCGTTTCAGGCTTTGTGGGCTCTTGCTTTTCCAGCGCCGCACAGCGGGCTGCCAGCGCGTTAAACTCTGCCCGGGTGACAAACTCCACGCCAGACTGCTGCGCCGTTTGTGGCGGCGTTTTTGCGGCTGTGGTGCGCTCCTTGTAGTCAAACACCCGGAGGGGAAGCGGCATACCGCTTGCATCGGTGCTTTTGATGTAAAACGCGCTGTTTTCGCTGTCCATCAGGAGCACGCTGTTTCCTGCGGCAACCATGTATGCTTTTGCGCCCTCCTCGCCCTGCACCCAGATGATGGAGGGCGTAGCCTGTGCTGTCTGGGCTGTCGGCTGCTGCATCATGGGAGACTGATAGCCCACTCCCTGCCTGAGTTGAGTGAGGTTGTCCGGCATTGGCTGGCCGTAGTATGTCGGCATCTGATACGCATACGGATTGTAAGGCATCGTTTACTCCTCCTTATACCAGTAGTAAATCGGGCATTCTGCGCCACTGTCCCAGCTGTCCCACCACTCGCCGTCGATCACAGTCAGGACGTGCCCGGAGCAGCCAAGCACATACACGCCGTGCGGGTACTCCCGGGCAAAATCTGCCACGGTGTAACAGGTGGTGCAGTCTGCCTCCACCAAACGGCGCTTAAACCCGCGCTTTTGAAGGTACGCGCCCCATGTGCGGTTTGCGCTAGGCATATCGCCGAGGGCAAATCCGGTCAGCGCCAATCCAATGTAGACCTGCTCCCAGCTCTGCCCTGTGGCAGCCGCTACAGCACGCACGGCGCAATCCCCGACGCTGCCCCCGTGGGGGTTGGGGCTGAACTTGATCCACATTGGCGCTTGCCTCCTTTGCGCCCAGTGTAGCAGATCCGCCCGGCGGGAGAGGCAACGAGCGACCAACGAAGGACAAAAATGCTCTATTTTGCCAAAAGAAAAAAAGTGCTCATTGAGCACAAAATTTTACAAATAGGCTTGACTTTTACGCTCAATGAGCGTATAATAAAGACAGTGAAAGACACCAACACACAACAACATGGAGGTAAAAAATATGAAGATCCTTAACGCTGAAGAGTTCGCCGCAAAGGTCATGGAGAACGGCACCGAGGTGGAGCCTGACGAATACAAGACCATGGACTGGCAGCAGTGGGAGCCAGACGAAACCGTCTGGACGATTTACGCCCACATCGGCTGCGATGGTGAGGTTTTGCACTGCCGTGATCACGCAACGGATACGTTTACAGCAGACATGCACTTGACCAATGAGCAGTCCGAAGCGCTCATGAGCGGCGAACTGGACGACATGGAGAAGGACGTCATCATCAGCGACATCTACCCCCAGTACGTCGAGACGCTCAAAGAGAACGAAGAGTGGATTGACCTGTAAATAAAAAAATCCCCTGCCGGATGCTCGCAACATCTGGCAGGGGATTTTGTGAAAGACGTACCATGGAGGTACACGAACATATTATCATGCGAAAGAAAGGAAGTCAACCATGTATAGCAAAGCAGAACTTTTTGACATGGCTGCCAAGCAGCCGAAAGAAGTTTTTCTCGGTAACGTCACCCTCAGCATCCCGGACGATTCCGATGGCTGCGCCGATCTGGACGCCGAGACCGCCAGCCTGTCCCATCTCTGGGACGTCTCCCGCATGAGCGTGCGGGAGATGGTGGTGGCATCCGGCATCAGCCAGACCGCCTTTGCAAAGGGTGCGGGCATCCCGCGCCGCACGGTGCAGGGGTGGTGTTTGGGCGAGCGCGACTGCCCGGAATACGTCCGCTTCCTGCTGGCCGAGCACTATGGGCTGATCTGAGGAGAATGTTATGGCAGAAGATTTGACTGGAAAGCATTTTGGAAAGTGGACGGTGCTTGCGCCGTCTGAAAAGCCGCACTACTACACATGCCAGTGTGAGTGCGGAGTGGTAAAAGACGTGTATGACAGCTCCCTGCGTCTTGGCAAAAGCCGAAGCTGTCTGTCTTGCGCGAATCGAGGGCAAAAGCCAGCCATGACGGAGACGGCTTTACGAAAGGCGAAGAAAAAAGAAGGACAGATTATTAACGGATGGAAAGTATTGGAAGTTTTGCCCGAAAAGAGGTCAGGCTGCTTTCTGTGCCGTGCTATTTGCCCGAAATGTGGGAAGGAAACCGCCGTAAAGATCACAAGGCTTTCTCGAATCCAGCATTGCGCAGATTGCAACAGGGACATTGGAGAGAAAACCGGGGCAATTCACAGCACAGCTTACGCGGGTGGCTCTTCCCTTATGTCGATTCGCAAAAGGGTTGGAGGCCATATCAATAAAAATTCCACTTCTGGCGCAAATGGCGTGTGTAAAGACTGCCACGGTCGATGGCGTGCATATATCAATTTCCAACGCAAGCAATATCATCTCGGCAGCTATGACACGGTCGAGGAAGCCGTTGCGGCCCGCAAAGAGGCCGAAGAACTGATCTACGCCCCGTACCTTAAAGAACATGAAGGATGGGAAGAAGAACTTTCCAGCAGGCTTGAGGAATTGAAGAAAAAGTAAAAAAATCCCCCGATGCTCCAAACGGAACACCGGGGGTTGAAAAAAAGAGACCAGCGGGTAAACGTTCTTCCGCTGGTCTCTTGCATACATTCATGATGGATGTGTATGCGCTATCCACCATCTCGTATGATTAGTATATCACACATTCAGCATTTTTTCAATGCTTTTCAGCCGGTAGCCTATCGCCGTCCGGCTGTAATGTGTCTGTGCTGCAATGTCCGGCAGCGGAAGCCGCTCGACGTACCGCAGTAAGGCTATCTTACGGTCTACCCTCCCAAGCGGTGCGCTTTTGATGGCTGCGGTCATCTGCTGTCGGTCAAGCCCTTGCAGCGCAGGGGGCAGCACTACACGAGCCGCCGCCACAGGCAGCACCGAGCCAGAAGGGCTGCGGCAGCTGTCCGGCGTTGCGCACCATAGCGGTGACGACACCGAGACGGTTCACCATTTTGTTGACATCAACAAAATGGTTGCTGATGGCGTACAATTTCGGGCTGTGCCGAAAATGGTATGTAGTGCTGCTCATGGTCATTCCTCCTGCGTCACATCGTCCGGTGCATCAATCGCGCCGTCCTCAACGGAAATGGTGCGATTTCGTGAATGAAGCTCGTATGTAGTGCTTGTCCTGATACCATCCTTACTGCTGCTTGATGCAGCGATTGGTCATCTTGCCGTACACATCTTCGTACAGCTCCTGCTTATCGCCGTTGTAGGTGTACTCGGCATAGATGCCGTCACCGCTCACGGTGGTAGACAGTAGCGCCTTGTAGTTCTGGAGCGTCTTGCAAGCCCAGACCACAAAGACGTTTTCGAGGGTGATTTTGGTCTCGCGGTGCGCGTTGTACCACTCGACCAGTGCATTCTTGCACACGCTTTCGTATTCTGCCATGCCGGTAATAATCATAGTATGTTTCCTCCTTACAGTGTGATTTCCTCAGCGTCCGCCTTGTCTTCTGCGTCCAGTGCGTCATAGTACGCCCCTGCCAGAGTTTCCACCTCTGCGATGTCGTCCTCCGTCAGCAGTCCGTTGTCCAGATGGGTGTACGCCTTATCCAACCAGTATGCCACATCGCGTCCTGCTGCAATTTCCCGCTTGATGGAGCGCAGGGTCAAGTCATGGCGGGATTTGGATTTGATTGCCATAGTCAGTCCTCCTTATGTGTTGGTCATTGATGCCACAGCATCCTCAAGGTCAGTGATGCGCTTGATGGGGTCTGCTCTGCCGGTCACCGTCACACTGTCTGCGTCGGTCAAGACTGTGTTCACGCCGGGGAGGGCGGGGATAGGCTGCGCTCCTGTGGCAGTGAAGGGGACAGGCGTAGCTAGCTTGTAGGCGATTTGCACCGGGGTTTTGGCGGCGTACTGGGCGGCGAGGTAGGATTTTAAGTCGTCAACGGTATCAAATCCGCATGTGTTTAAGCCAACGTTAATGTTTCTGTTTTCAGCGTATAGGGCGTTAGTGTTTGCTGTTTTTGTGCCGCTCCAATGGCTTGCCACTACCGTGCTAGTAGGCACGGATACTGGCAGGGCTAAGTTGATTTCAAACAAATTATACTTATCTCGCTTGTATATCCTCTCCGTTCCCGTCAGCGTAAGTAGCGCCCGCGTCTCCTGCCCCTCTCCCGTCACTGCATCCACCGTACCGCCGTAGATGGTGCGGGGCAGAGTGATGGTGGCAGTTTGGCCGGTGTAGGGGGCGTAGGTGGTAGGGGCAGTGGTGCCAAGCGTGATTTGCAGATTGGTGCAAGTTCTCTCTCTGTTTTCGTCCAGTCCTGCGTACAATCGCACCGTCGCTATGTTTCCAGCTTTAAGAACCGTGCTGCTGCCACCGTTTGCACGAAGCGTTCCAATTTCCGCGCCAGTGCCATCATAAAAACGAACCTCTCTCAAGGTTCCGGTTGAGCACTCTCCAGAAAAATATAGCTGCACGTTTCTGGGCAGAAGATTCACAGCGTCCATGTCGATTTTTGTTGTGATATTTGAATTGTACGTCTGCAAGGTGATTTTATCGAGGCTCCACAGGGTTTCCCCGCATCTTGTCACTGTCACACTGTCCCTGCCCTTAATCGGCCGGACATTGTCCGGGCTAGGTTCGGCGCTCCCTTCCTGCGTGGGCTCCCAGCTGGCAGTCACGCCCAGCGGATAATTTGCCACGGGGTAGCACTGCAACGGGTTGCCGGTCTCTTCCAGTGGCGGG